ATGAACCACGTACAACAAATGATGCTCAAACTGGCAATGCAGATCATCGCGGCCGGTGAACTACTCATTCATAAGCTTTCTCCGAAACTCAGGGATAGCAGAGGCGACGTTCCGGGGTGGGTCATGATCACGCTTGTGACTAAGCCCTAATTGCTCCTACCATCTGACAAGGCGCTTTGCTCCCAACGGGCGACGATCCGCACCTCAGCCCGCGGCCGTCCAGGCTTCACCACGATCCTCGACACCACCCTGGCCAGCAGCTCACGCTTCACCCCCGCCGGCATCTCACCCCACTGCTCCATCAAATCAGGCGGCAGCGAAACCGGCTCTACCCGGGCCTCGACCCGTGCCGCCATCAGCTGATCCTCCAAGGATTTCTTTTCACCGAGCCATTGGTCGCGCATCCGCTCATACACCTCCTGTGGCACCGTCCCATCCACCAGCTTCTCCGTCAACGCCTCCAACCTCGACTCAACCTTGATCAGCGCTCGCCGGAGACTTGGGGTGGGATCGCGTGGCTTGGGTGCCTTACGGTCCTTGGTGGCCGTGTTGATTTCTACAGCGAGGTCAGCGAGCCAGGGGAGAAGTGTCGCTTCGATAGTGCTGCTCATGACGTAGCCGCCAGGGTGGAGCTTCCACTGGGAAGCACCGCTGCAACGGTACTTGAGGGCGTGGTTCGAGCCGAAGAGGCCGGCGTACATGCCGTGGCCACAGAGCACGCAGAAGACCAGCCCCGTGTAGGGGTATGTGCTTTTGGTGCTGGAGCGGGTGACCCTGCGGCTCTTGCGGCGCACCTGGTACTGCTCCCATGTCTCTTCGTCGATCAGTGGTTCGTGGATCCCCTGGTGGACTTCGCCCTTGGACACGAACCGGCCGGAAGCGAAGGGGTTGTCCATTACCCGTCGGACAGTGTTCGCTGACCAGATGCCGGGCTTCGGCCCGGTGTAGCCTTCCCCTGGCTTGGCGGGCCCGGCGTTGAGGTAGTCGGTGATCTCGTAGAACGAGGTGCCGGTAATGTACTTGCGGTAGCACTCTTGCAAGATGGGGCCTTCGACAGGGTGCGGAGTGAACCCCATGGCCCGGTCGTATTGGTAGCCGAAGCGTTTCTTGCCGGTAGCTGGCATCCCTTGCTCTATGCGGCGCCGGTGCGCCTCCTTCCATGTATCGCCAATACGCTCTGACTCGAAGGCTGCGAATTCGGCGAGCATGCCGCGCGCGAAGCGTCCGGTGGACGTGCTCACGTCGACTTGCTCGGTGGCTGATTCGATGCGTCCGCCGGCGGCTTCCACTTTGTCGATGGCCACGGCCCAGTCCAGGCGGGCGCGTGAGAGGCGTGACCATTTCCAGAGGATGATGACGTCGGCGTGCTGGTCTTCGATCATCTTCATGACGCGCAGCACTGCCGGGCGTTTCCAGGTGCGTCCGCTGATCCCGTGGTCTGCCTCGACTGCGACAACGTCGTAGCCTGCCTGGGCCGCGTAGCGCCGGCCTGCGTCCTCTTGCAGCTCAAGGCTGATGGATTCCTCCCTGGCCACGGACTGGCGCAGGTAGAGGACTGCCCTAGGACGTGTTTTCGGGTTCATTGTGGATACTCCTGTGAATATCGAATCTTTATTCCATGATCAGGGCGCAGGACGGCCAGGGAGCATGGGAGTAGCGAGATGTGGATAAGTGTTTAGGCGATGTGCTCACCGGGTGGCCAGAGTTCCTGGAGCTGATCGCCATCAAGCGTGGCCAACCGGTCCAAGACAACCTGTTCTATAACGTTGAGTTCCTCAGCCATCTCTGCTGGACAAGTGGCCCAACCGGCGACGCGACGCAAATCCTCGTAAGGAATAAGAAACCGCGCAACTTCCAACCGGAGCTGCCGCTCGACAGTCGGAGGCTGGCATGTTGTGTGGCCAGCGACCAGATGGAAGATTTCATGTGCGAGTACACAACGCTTCTCAGTTGACGAGAGTGACGGATCAATCCAAATATGTTGACCGTCAGTTCCTGCCAAGCCACTTGACGGTGGTTTGGTCCAGACTACGACCGTGTGCGCGAGCTCGCGCAGTTTTCCCCATACGTTCTGCATGATTCGAATATATATTCGAATTGGCGCAGGTGTCGAAAACTGACAAGACGGTGACTTAAGAAGAGGTTCCGTCCAAGTCAGTACGTACCTTGTTGATCATGACGTAGTTCTTGTATAAGCGTGGCAAAGCGATCAAAAATACCATGAATACATAGACGCCACATGCCGTCGCAAGCCAGGCGAATGGTCCTGTTACTGATCCATCACAATCGCTACCGAAATTAATTGCCAATATTAAGAAAGCCGCTGCGAGCGCTGATACATATGACGCGGCAAGAAGGTGAGTTGCACTCTCGTCTAGAGCATCTCTGTCTACAGATTCGGACAACCGGTACTTGGCTGCTCTTTCCGTCAGGCGATCACGCCAAGACGACAGCTGGGCAAAAGCTGATATCAGCGCGCCAGCAAACAACGCGGCTCCGGCAAGCAGTGAATTTGGATCCGCAATTGAACCATTGAAGAACCACATGGCGACACCTGCCAAGATTGGCGTCAGAAATGTGAGTATCCGCTCGATCCATGCCGGCTTCGGGTTTTCGCCCCGATAATCACTTAGCGATTTGTATTGACCCCGAAAAAGAGCTGCAGGTGTAAAACGTTCCAGCATTACGGGCTCCTTCTGTGTTACAGCTCCAACGGTATCCGATGCGAAGGCGCCAAGTCCCTTAGCTTTGATTCGATCGCTTCGATTAGCGTTTCATTGTCGGGCGATATTCCCGGTTTTCCGACTGAATAGGTAAATTGGTCCACTACGTCGTCTGGGCCAATGAACTTGGTGGTTCCATCTGGGCCCTCCCAAGTGAACCCGGCCTCATCGAAATCTGCTGCGTCGACATTCACTTCAACCAGAGTCGCGAGCTGTTGAACGCTATTACCAGATGGATCGATACCCAGGGCTCTCAGATTCTTGGCCTCTGCTTTCTTGATCCAAAACATACCAAGGGTCTTGGACGCTTTAGCTACGCCTGTTCCCGCAAGACCGTCTTGGCGAACGGTAACTTTCTTAGTGCCAGGAGTTCCATCCGGCTTAATTTCGTGCTTAATGAGGCTAATGCTGCGAGGTTCGCCCTGGGTTATGAACTTTACCCATTGTTCAGGGTCGGTGATTCGAAAATATCGGAATCGCCACCAACCAATCTGCGCGTCTAGCGGGCGCTCTTCATCTTGCTCTTTGCTGCTTACGCCAAGTAACTTCATCAAATTATCGGCTGGGCATATCCTATTTCTGGCTTCGACCGCGAGTATGGCCTTAGTTCCGGAAACGGGGAGATAGAGAAAAGCTCTAAAGGGGTTGGTCGGGGCTTTGCCGCTGAGCTCTGCGTCCTCTTCCGCTGATTCTGCCATCGCTAGGTCATGACTTCCTCGACGGCCATAGCGAAATTCGAAATCAATACGACTGCCGATACTCGCAAACTTGAGCAACCGAATCGAAGGTTGGGTATCTTCAGATTCCTCAATCTTTGAAGGAACGTCACGATGCCGGTATCGCAGTATGCCAGTCACGGTTACACCTTGGATAGATGCGCAAATTCGGCGCAGTGACTCGATGAAAGCAACTTCACTTTCACCCGAACCTAACGTGGCACTACTGAAATCTAAGGGGGATTTCTTATGCTCACGCAGAAGTTCAACTTCGAAGAGACGGTATCCAAATTGTGTCGCCAATTTTCCTCCAACATGGAAACAAGTGAGATTAATGAATTGTGCTACTGCTCAGGTGATTCTTGGTTTTCTTCTCCACGCTCACCGTGGAGCCTTTCGAACTTTTGACGCTCGGTCTCAAAGGCATGATGCGCTGCCAGCGATTGCTCCGGCAGGGCGTGGCTCGTAGCGTCATCGCCATGGAGTTGTTGCACGCCGTGCTCTTCAAGCGCAAGTTCCAGGTCGTCAGGTACACCGGTCTTCTGTCCAGGGCGAGTGTCACCCTCGGGCGCCACCGCTCGCAGTCGTGGCGGGGTGTCGTTGGATTCTGGGTTGCGTTGCGCATTGGTGCTCGATTCAAGGTCGACGAGGACCCGAACCATTTCGACAACGGCCTTCCGTGATTTAGGCGAGAGGTTGTCTGCACCTGGCGGGAGTTCGTCGGCTAGTGGCGGGCCAGGGACGGGTTGTCCCGCTGCTGCGAACGCTACGGATTCCTCAACGCCGGCCAGATAAGCAATCGCCTTAAGGGTTTGGTGCCCAGGGATCGATTTATACTTGCCGGAACGAATCTGATGCAGAGTCGTATAAGTGACTTTGAATCCCGCTTCGTGAGCTTTGAAAGCCAACTGGCGGATTGACGTGTCGTATCGTTCGACGGCCGCCTCAACCAGGCCTTTCAGGGAATCTGTTTCGTTCACAACCACGACTTTCCTAGACCGACTCTCACTTGCTCAAGAGAAGAAACAACTTTCTTGAAAAGTAGAAAATACTACTTCCGCATAGTTTACGGGGCATTTCCACTTTTCGCCTTGACAACCTAGTGCCGAATGTTTCATGATGAACTTGTCAATCCGAAAAGTGGAAGGAATACTGGTTATGCGTGGAACACGTCGTCATCTCAATCTCGTTCGAAAGGAGAGTTGGATGCGTGTCATAGATCCGGCTGCGCTGCGGCGCAAGCGAATCAATCAGCGGTTCAGCCAGCGCGACTTGGCTGGCCTGGTGCGCCGGTCGCAGGCGACCATTCATCAGCTGGAAACCGGCAAGATGAAGACCCTCACGGAAGATTTGGCGCTGCTCATTTCAGCGCGCCTCTTCACCCCCTGGGAGGAATTGTTCACCCTCGAAGAGCATGAAATCGCGCCTCGTGTGACAAGTGTTTCAGGAAACTCGAAACCGGAATCGAGGGTGGCATGAGTGACGAACTGCGGATCGTGCTCCTGGTGGTATCAATCCTCTGCGCGATTAGTTCCGGGTTTTTCGCTCGGAAGAGCGTGAAGGAATCGGAACGTGCACTTCGCGCGCTTCGTCGCCTTGGGAAATTGCGAAATGGAAGTTCGACGGCGTCTGAGCTCCCATCGCACCCATTACATGGATCTCGAACTGAGCACCAGGAGGGATCATGAACGGCAATTCGGTCTCCGGCATCAACCTCACGAAGGCATTGGCATTGAGCACATCGGTAACGACGATCAACTCGGACGTGGTGTTCAACAACATCACAGACCGGTTGTTCGACGTAGAAGGCCGCGACGCAACCAAGGGAGGAAGACTCAAGCTCTCAACGAGCTTGCGCAGTTCCTTCGCGCTCGCCTCAGCAGCTTCAGTAGCGCGACGAGCGTTATCCTCCGCAGTTTCAGCCGCTCGCCGGGCCGCCTTCGACTTATGGGAAGCCCACCAAGACCAAAGACCAAACAAAAACGATGCGGCGGTAAGCCCGAGCGAGAACCAAATATCCATAGCCCAAATCTATATCGAGGAACCATCGGCATGAACAAGAACCTCCCGGCCCTCGCGGTCGCAGCCCTCGCGCTCGCTGGATGCGTTCCGGCCCAGGCTGACGCCGGCCGCGTTGCCAGCACCGCCGCCGTCGAGCATCACGCGGTCGGCAACACCTTCAACAGCATCGACGAGGTCCGTGAAGCACTAGATCAGGACGGCATGCGCGCTCAGGTCCACATGAACTTGGATTCGCTGCTGTCCAGCTCCGAGGCTTACGAGACGGCCTTCGAATTCGAACGCGATCTGTTCGTCTGCGAGCAGCTGCACCAGGTACCGGCCGACCACGAAGCCGACCACCCGGAGTCCAAGCAGCTCGCGGACTGCGTCCGGCACACCTACGAAGCCCACCAGAGAGGGCAGTAATGAGCACCACCGAAGCCAAGGACAAGCTGCAGGCGCAGCTCGAAACGCAAGCGCCCGCCGATCAGGTGACCGTCGATCGCAAGAGCCTGGAACGCGTGCTGCAGTGCATCGACGATATGCGTGCGTGGGTCAGGAGCGTTCCGCAGCCATCAGGCGGTGCCGTATGAGCCGTTTCTGGGCAGAGAGCGACCGCGCTCTCAGGGACTATCGCAATGCTCGGTTTGAAGCCATTGAAGCTAAACGGCTCGTCGACTCAGCCGCCGTGGACATCGCAGAGCAAGTGATGGAAACCGGCGCCGCCGCCCCGGACGCATTAGCCGTCTATAAGAAGGCGAAGGAACTGGCTGAGCAGAAGTCCGCTGTGATGGAAAAGGTTTGGGAGATTTACGACCGGGCCTACCAGATCATGACCGGCCAAGAAAAAGAAAAGCCCCCAGCAGGTGCAACTGCTGAGGGCATAGAAAACCGGGCTGGTGGGTCCCTGCGTGAAGAAATTGACAGGTTAGGGGCGGTATTTGAAGTCCGGGATATCCAGTCCGGCCGCTTCCATTCGGGTAAGCACGAGCTTGAGGACATGGTGCTGGGCCGCGACGACCTTATTCAAGATGCCGACTTTGTCAGCGAGGGTGTCGTTGGGGAATTTTTCCAAGGCAATAGCCAACTCGGTTTCCAGGAACTCGTCAAGCTTCATAATTCTTCCCTCTCGGTAGATGGTGCGTCGAAGGACACGGTTGGTGGAACTTCCGAGTCTACCGAGAGGGGCCTAACTCCGGATGTCCCGGAAATGAAAGAGCACCCAGCAGCGGCAACTGCTGGGTGCGATGAAACCAAAAACCAACGGTAAGAAAGGCGTGATTTCAATGTCCAGTGTATCGAACACTGTGGATAGCCCGCAGGTCGAGGCTCGGCCATCGCGGGAGCAGTGCCTGCGCGAGGCCGCTGGCATCTATGCCAGCTGGCGCGCCGAGCACACCGTCCAGGAGGTAGCAGCGTGAGCAAGGCTGAAGGCAGAGTGCTGATCATCCCCAGAGGACAGCATGAGCACTCGAAGAAGCTGACCGCGTTCTGGGATAGCGATTCGAAGGCGGACCGTGCCCGCCAGGTCAAGAAGGCCGCGATGGCGTGGGCACGCGATAAGTACCGGGGCAACTCCGTCTATGTCGACACGTCCTCGATCGCTAAGGAAGGCGACGATGGCGCTGGCGTGCTGTTCGTGAACGGCATCGAGTACGCGAAGGTCACCAGCTACGTGTACGTCCCCAAGCCGGTTGACGTCGCATCGCTGTTCGAGGGGTGAGCCCAGTGTCTGCTGAAACCATTCTTCTCTTCGCGGTGCGCCGCATGTTTTGGGTGCACATGCCGGTAGTGGGGCTCCTGCTCCTGGTGTCGTGGCTGTCGGCCCAGTGGCCGACAGGGGTGTCGGCGCTGGCCGCATTGGTGGCGTTCGCGTGTGTTGTCCTGGCCTTGGGGGACTGGATAACCGCCGAACTGCGCGCCGACCGCCTCGGCCCGGCCGACACCGCCGCCTAACTCGGACCGTCTCGGCCCAACCACATTCTTTTCTACACATCTTTGGAGGACTTCGTGTCTCAAAAACCAGGGCAGCTGAAGATGCTGCCGATCAATGCGATCCATCCGGATCCAGACAACCCCCGTACGGACTTGGGCGATATCGACAAGCTCGCGCACGAGTTGAAGTCCGTCGGCCAGATGGAACCGATCAAGGTCTACCCGCATCCTGAGCGGGAAGGCGACTGGAAGATTCTGGGCGGGCACCGTCGTCATGCGGCCGCGCTGCGCGCCGGTCTGACCGAACTGAATTGCCAAGTTGTCGAGGCTCCGCAGAACCCGAGACTTGCCTTGTACTTGGACGCCATGTCCACGGGCACCAATCACCTGACGCTCGACCACTTGGGGCAGTCGCAAGCCATCCAGGGCATGCTCACCGAGGGCAAGACCGAGTCGTGGATCGCGAAGAACTTCCAGATCGACAAGGCCGAGGTGAAGCCTCGCGCCCGCCTAGCCAGCCAGCCGAAGGTCGCGAAGTTGCACGAGCGCGGCACCATCGACTTGATCAGTGCGGCGTCGCTGATCGATTTGGAGAAGGAGACCGGCGACGGTTCCTTGTTCGAGAGCACCGTGCAGGCGTTGGAAGGCACCCGTTGGAAGCAGGACCAGCACGATGTCACCCGGCTGATTGAGCAGAAGAAGGCGAACGCGAAGCGCGACGTGCTGCGCGCCGAGTTGAATGGCCAGGGTGCTGTGGAGATTGATTCCGAGAACCGGTACAGCGGCCGCTGGTCGAAGACTGATGTGGTGTTGTCGGTCGAGGAACATATCGCTGCGGGGAATCAGTTCGATGTGAGCACCCCGGAGTCGGTGAACTGGTGGGCCAAGACCAAGACAAAAGCCAAGCAGGTCTCACCGGAGCGCAAGGCCGAACTGGAACTGGTCCGAAAGCTCAACGGCACCCTGCCAACTTCCAAGCGTGCCCGTCAGCAGTTCGTGGTCTCCAAGATCCAGGACAAGAAGGCACTCGCGGATCTCGACGACCGCCAGATCTTTACCGAGATCATCTTTGCGCTCGATACCTTGACCGATGAGCGTAAGCAGCTGATCGCCCTGGCCATCAACCTCCCGTTGCCTGAGGCGGAAGGCGATGAAAGCGCATGGGATCCAGCAGTCCAGGAACGCCGCAAAGCGTGGAAGGCCAAGGCATTCGACTTGGTCCTCAAGATGACTTTGGGCCAGCAGGTGCGCTTGTACGCGTGGCTGCAGGCCGCGGCCGCCGAGGATATGTCGCACAAGACCAACCTGTACCAGCGGGATTCATGGGAGAAATCGTCCCGGTGGAAGCCGATGGCCACGTGGTACAACCAGCTGATCCGCTACTTCGGGTATGTGCCTGACCGTGACGAGGTCGAGGCCATGCGTTGGGCCGCTGATCAGGACGAGCAGTTCAGCAAGGGCATGACCGTGGATCTGCCGGTGGGCGCCGAAGTGGTGTGCGCGGGCTGTGGACAGCACCAGGTGATTGCGGCCGACTCCTCTACACCGTGCCCTACCTGCGACGGTGGTGACGACTGATGCCGGCGGTCCAGAGAATCGACGTCGTGCTGGCCCCGGGGACCGACTTGGACGAGATCACAGCGGAGGTGATCGGCCGGCTCAAGTGCCAGGCTGCGCATCCTTCCACAGCGACCCTGCCAACCGAGCTGCGCGTGGTGGACATCAAACGTGGATACCAGCAGATCCAGCCCGGGAAGAAGTACTGGATGGACTACCCGAGAGTCACGATCAGACCGGTGCCAGGCATTGCCGAGGGCGAGACCCTGTGGGTTGCGACGCTTTGGTTCATCCCGGGCAAGCCGGTACTGGTCAATGGCGTGCAGGTTTCGCGCACTTCGCCGAACCGGGGCGAGCTGTTCTGGTGGGCGCAACGCACCGTGGAGGAGTTCAAGAGCATCAGCGACTTCATCATCACGGGCCAGCTTGGCAGCGACCGCATGCGATGGGCGCCGCAATGGTGACCCGGCGCATCCCGTCGATGATCCAGCAGGCTCCGGACAAGTCCACTGACCCGAACGCCTGGATGGATCAGGCCGCGTGCGCGGACATGGCCAAGACGTGGGACTTCCGCAAAAACGGGGACCCGTTCTATCCGATCAGCTCGGCACCGTTCGCCGCGCAGCCGGGCAAGACGATCTGCGCGGGCTGCCCGGTCATCAGGATCTGTTACGAGCACGGGCAGAGCAATCCGAACAGCCGGCAGTACGGCACTTTCGGCGGACTCAGCCAAGAGGAAAGACGCACCCGGCACAAGCTCAAGAAGCGCGTCGAAGCGAACCAGAGAAGAAAAGAGAGAAGGAGGGCAGCATCATGAAATTCATCGTTGATATGTACTACTTCCGTGCAGCCTTGGCCTCGGTCAAGGCCCACGCATCCAAGGATAAGAAAGACACCGTCGGTAATTCACTGACTTTGTCTCTCCGTGACAACGGGGATCTGCTGGTCTTCGCCGAGAACGGACTGACCACCGGAATGGCCCGCGTAGAAGTGGACCAGGACGAATGGGATGGCGAACTGGGCGAGTTCAGCATGACTCCGGACATCGCCTCAACCGTCATTGCAGCGTTCACGCCGTCCAAGACGGACTGGGAAGTGCAGCTGGAAATCACCGTGACCTTCACCGTTGAACGGCAACCTGAAGAAAAGGACATCCAGCTCGCGACGATCAACATCCGCCGCCTGGGCCAGCTATTCGGAGGGGACTCATACCGCGTCACCACTCCGGTGCAGGAACGCAAAGACATGCAAAAGTCGTGGCACATGCTGGCGACCTACGTGCAAGCGAAATCTTCCAAGCTTCCGCCGATCGAATTCGACAGCAAAACTCTCGCCGCGTTCAAGGCTGCAGAAACCGTGTACGGCGTCGGATGCGTGCTCGCGTCTGCCGGAGGCGGGCAAATCCTGGTCATGGTCGGCTCACGGTTCATCGGCCTGATGCACGTATCGAAGTTGGAACTCGACAATACGGCCGACAAGAACTTCAGAACCACCAAACGAGCATGGATCGCTCACGTGCCGATGCACCTGGCCGTCGTCAGCTGAAACCTTGTCAAGAAATTAACAAGCCAACCACCTTGTAAGGAGGAACCAGTGAACGACCTACTCACCTACGCAGCACAACAAGACACCGCGCGCTCGCCGTTCGAACAGATTAAGCTCACGACCGAAGCCGGTACAGAATATTGGTCAGCCCGCGACCTGATGCCGCTGCTCGGATATGAGACTTGGCGCCGATTCGAGGAATCGATCACCCGGGCAAAGTTCACGGCAGCGAACCAAAACCAGCCCATCGAGTCCCTTTTTGTCGGCACCGTCAAAAAGTCCGAGGGCGGCCGTCCGGCGGAGGATATCCACCTCGCCCGCTACGCCTGCTACCTGGTCGCCATGAACGGGGATCCGCGCAAGCAGGAGGTCGCGGCCGCGCAGTCGTATTTCGCGATCCAGACCCGCGCCGCGGAGGTGCAGGGACCGCAGGCCAAGCCGTCCGGCGCTGAGCTGCTGGCCATGGCCGTGATCGAGGCGCAGGCGATGATCGCGGCGAAAGACCAGCAGATCCCAGAGCTGGAGCCGAAAGCAGATTACGTCGACACTTTCGTGGCCGACGAGGATCTGATCACCTTCCGCACGCTGGCATCCGATCTGAAGATCGGCGAGAACGAATTGCGCGCGATCCTGCTAGACCGCAAGTGGATCTACAAGCAGGAATCATCCCGCTGGTCGGACAAGGAGCAGCGCAAGAAGATGATCTACCGGTACAGCGCCATGGCGGACAAGAAGAAGTACTTCCATGCAGTCCTCGTGCACGACGCGCCACGATTCCGCGGCGAGGTAATGCACACCCTCAAGCTCACCCCCGAGGGCGCAGTCGCCGTGAACCGGCTTATCACCCAGATGAGAAGATCGGCAGCCACTCTTCAAGGCCCGAAGGGACCAGCAGCATGAAAGCCACCGACCAGGCAGCAGGCGAGGAACCGCAGGTAGACGAACGTCCACGCGTCACCGTGTACGTCAAGCCGTCCGGGAAGGGCCTGCCCGTGTGTCAGGGCTGCAAGGCCACGCTGCGAAAGCTCGACGAGGCCGGCATCCCGTACAACAAGATCATCGTCCACGACGACCACCTCGAACTCATCGATGAGCTGAAGCGCGAGGCCACCACCCTCGGCGTGGCCTGCGAGATGCCGTTCGCGTACGTCTACTACCCGGCCACGACCGACGAAACCACCTGGTTCGGCTACCAGCCCGACAAGATCAACAAATTGAAAGAGGACTTCTCATGAGCACCGAACAGATCACCGTCCAGGAAATGGGCGAAGACAGCGACATGTGGATGGTCACCGGCACCACGGACGCGCACAGCGCAGAGGAAGCGGTGCGCCAGTGGTGCGAGGAAACCATGGAGCAGACCATCGAAGCCTTCCAGGACGCGGACGACCTGGTGGAATTCACCATCACCTTCCGCAAGGACTGGTATTGGTTGCCCGGCAACGACCCGCTGAACCCAATGGACGAAGCCGCCCTCGTCTACCCAAACGAGGAGCCATGGGCACTGAGCAACATCCCTTCCATCGGCCCGTTCTCCGGATTCCTGGTGCAGGCATGAGCGCGAACCCAGAAAGCCCAATCAGCCAGCTCCTCGCCGGCGCCATCCAAATGCACGAAATGCTCGTCGCACACGTGCAAGCAGGATTCACCAGAGCAGAAGCCATGGAAACCCTCAAGACCATGGTGGCCGAACAAGTCCGGAACGAAAAAAGGCCACGATGAGCCAGCCAAACAGAACCCCAGCTGAAGCCAAAGCACGCCGCGAGGCCCGAACCATTGCGCGGCACCTGGCACACATCAGCAAAGACGCCTCACCACTCGCCCTAGCCGAACTCCACGGCAAGCTCGGCCGAGCCATCGCCGAAATCGCCACCACCCGAAAGAAGGAATCATGAACCGCAAGAAAACCACCAGCATCATCGCCGCACTCCTCGCCACCCTCGCGCTCGCCGGTTGCTCCACGAACGCGGACAAGGCCAACGAGAACCTGTCGATCGCTGCCGATAACTTCGAGGTGCAGCGCCACATCGTCGGTGTCAACGGCATCACCGGAGAGTACGCCTTCGAGGTCGTGGGCAGATGCTCGATCAACGACCAGGGGCACCAGCTGGAAGTCACCTGCCGGCACGGCGAGAACGAATACCGCAAGCACATGATCGGCCTAAGCGACAACACGTTCTACGTGGCCGAGCAGCTCGGCGCCATCGATGTCAGCGTCTACCACACCCGCATCATCATCAAGCCCGAAACGCTCCTGCCGGAGCTGGAGCTCCAGACGGGAAAGCAGTAGCCATGTCTGAGTGCCCGGATGACATCGGATACACGCCGAACACGGAGCAGGTGCGGAACGCGTACGGCGCGCATATCGCAGACTGCAATCACGTGAGCAAAGACTCACTCAACGAATTTGACCGCTGGATGGCCCAGGTCCGCGCCGAAGCGAAAGCGGAAGGCATGCGAGAAGCAATCGAGTCTGTTCGCTGGGTCTACGATCTTCAATGCCCCGTGGATCAGGCTGGCCGATACATCCACCGTGCCGCTCGGATAGCGCACAAATGGTGGGAGAAAGCCTTAGGCGGCAGGCTGGACGACCTTGAACGCCGCGCGAATCAGTACAAGGAGGCGAAGTGACCGAGCCAGTAAGGCAGAAGCGCCCCAGGGGCGATGGGCCTGTCTCGCGACTCGACGCGCTGCGGGACATGGAAGCGATCCAAACCGGCCGACTCAACAACCTGGAGCACATGGGGCTGCACGCCTGCGTCAACATTCCAGGAGAACCACGACTCTACGGCCGCATCACCTACATCACCCACCAGCTCCACGCCACCGTCGTAGAGCTCACCTGGAACGGGATCCAGATCAAGCACCGAAGCGACCCCGAACAGGTCATCAGAATCGAGGCCCACCAATGATGCTCATTAGAGCCCTCACCGATGAATCGGACAAGATCTACGTCTGCCGGAACCCGCACACACGCCGCTGGATCACCCTCCAACGCGGCACCGCCCTCGCAGACTCCAAGCACCCAAATGATGCGCTCGCCGTAGCCAGGGCTCAGGCCCGGAAACTGCCGAAGCCCAAGAACAAGAACAGGATCGCCAATGTCGTGGTTGAAGCAGTCGGACGTATCGGCGAATCACCCGTTGGTATTGCGCGTCTTGGAGATGGACGAGGCTGATGACCGTCTGCTCAACGAGATGTACGGATGGGTGAACAGGTGCGCCACGCAATCGGCCGCATTTGACCGCGATTACATCGTTGAGATTGGCACGGCCAAGCAGATGGCCGGCCTCAGCCGCTACAAGGAACTTCTCAAGGCAGCACTGTCTTGCGGGATCTTCGAGGAGAAGGACATTGAGGAGAACGGCAGTATGCGCCGGGTACTCAAGCTTGTGGAAGAGGAAGACCTCTTCCACATGATCCTCAAGTCGGACAAGGAGCGGGAGAAGAACCGTCGCGCGGATACCTATGACATGGCCAAGAAGGGCGCCATCATCAAGCGTGATGGCACCGAGTGCCGGTGGTGTGGCCGCATTGTCACCTTCGGCAATGACCGTAAGTCGATCAAGGCTCACACCATCGACCACCTTGATCCTAATGACCTGGACACCAGCGACCCCACGCCCATTGAGCGGCTCGTGGTGGCCTGCCTGGACTGCAACTCAAGAAGAAAGGAAGGCGACTTCTGGAATAAGGAACTCAGACCAGCACCGAGAGACCCGTACTACACTGCCGAAGCGGCCGCATGGCTGCGCGACAAGGCGGGAATCCTGGTCAAGGTCTCGGCTGAACGTGTAGAGCTCCACGATCCCCAGCCAGCTCCGGCATCGACCCCAGTGAATGGTCCGGCATCAACTGATGCAACGGCAAGCGACGCAGCAACGGAAACCTCCGGCTCGTCCACCACCACCGGCAAGAATGCGACGGCAGCCCGCAAGGTTGAGCGCTCCGAGGCAACGGCATCCCCGGCCCGGAAAGAACGCCTGTCCACCTCGGACATGGCCACCGAGCTCCACGGCATCGAATACTCGGAAATGATCGCAGCACTGGAAAGCGAAGCCGTCGAGACTCCCCGCCAGGGTGAGACTCCGGCCGGCGACGAAGCAACGGATTCCACCGGCTCGTCCCCCGCGCAGTCACCGATCAACTCCGAATCAAAAAATAATCAGTTGATCATCAAGAAACCTGAGGGTGTCGGATCTGGATATGCCGGGACGGGTCGGGTCGGGACGGGTCGGGACGGGTCTGGTGGGGCTGGGTGGCGCGATCACTCCTCTGCTGATCCTCGCCCTCCTGCTATGCCTTCGACCAATGCGCAGCCCCGTTCCAGACGTAGAAGACCTCGTAGGAGGAAGAGCTAATGAAGTACAACCAGCAGTTCAGCAACCCGGTCCTCCAGTGGAGTGAAGCCGTGTTCCAGTCCAATGTGATTCGCCTGGCGAAGTCCTTGGGCTACATGAGGATCTATCACACCAAGGACTCTCGTGGTTCCGAGGCAGGGTTCCCGGATCTGGTGATGATTCATGGACGGACGAAGCAGGTCTTGTTCGTGGAGTTGAAGTCCCAGGGCGGGCGGGTCAGTGCAGCGCAGGAGTTGTGGCTGGATGATCTTCGCCTAGGTGGCCAGTTTGCTGAGGTGTGGCGTCCGTCGGATTGGGTGAGTCGCCGCATTGAGAAGGTCTTGCGAGGGGGTGCGACCAGTGCCCGAGCATAAGGACGTTGAAGACTGTGGATGTTGGGGGTGCGTGCAAATGAATGGGGGAATGGCAGTGGAGAGTCGGTCCATGTACCGGTTGGTGCAGGTGTGGCGGTTGCGGGATCAACTCCTGGAATCTACGCATGAGATTGAGCGGTTGCCGGAAGGTCCTCGCGTGGTGAAGACCGAGGCGCTGTTGCTGTTGCTGGCCAGGGCGTTGAAGCCATCGGGGGAGCCTAGCTCTGGAGGTAGCTCGTCTGGTCCGGGGTTGCCGTTGGATGCGGCCGCGTTGGACTTGCAGATGAAGATCGAGCAGGAAGCCAACGACCAGTACTGGCTCCGGTATCCAGGCAAGGCGGCGCCGGGATTGCACGACAAGATCATTCAGTGGGTCGAGAGCCTGAGCATACAGCATGAGTCCGGCTCGGTGAGCGTGGATGAGGAAGCGCTCAACGAATGCCACCGCGTGCTGGCCTCATGGGTGCAGGAGATCGAGTCGTTGCTGAACCCGCCGATCATCGTGGCATTGCGCCGGCCGTGCCCTGCCTGCCACTCGAACGAGGTGCGCGAGCAGCTCAATGGAGAGAACGTGGTGAACCGTGCAGTTGTCGCCCAGATCCGCCGAGGCAACCAGGGAACTTCCGTGCTGGTGCTGTGCCGGGTATGCGGTGCCGAGTGGAAGGGGAGTGACATCCATATCCTGGAGCAATTGACCAGACCAGCCTGATTCGACAGTTCAACGCCCGCCGTTGTACGATGAACGTGCTTACCACAGGTGTATCCAAAACCCTGTGAATCGAAAGCCCAGCCAGTTATCGGCTGGGCTTTCGTCGTATCTAGGCAGGTGCAAGTGCTCAGTGAATGGGACCCGAAGCGTGGCAGGCAAGGCAGGCCATGGCGCCGCCTGGTTGCACTGCACTGTCCACCTGGTTCGATCTGCTCATGGTGCAACAAGGAAATAATCTTCGGACTTCGGCCACGCCATCCTCTCGGCCCATCGCTCGATCACATCATTGCACTGGCTGATGGTGGGCACCCGACAGCACCATGGAACCTTCAACCCATGCACCTCGGATGCAACAGCAAGAAGGAAGCGGCACGACGTCGGATGAAAAAGAAACCGGCACCTAGGCCGGTCACAAAATTATCCGCGTTGAGGCGTCGATGACCCTCGATCCACCCCGGAAACCTCCGGTTTTTTAGGAAAAGCGCGTACGGATCACCCGCGCATGTTCCATTTTTTCTCTCTCCCCGAATTCCCCGGGTAGTGCCCTACACATGTAGGCAGGTCAGCCAGCGAATTGGCCGAATTTTCATGACCTCTCTAGAAAGGCGGTGCAGGGTATGGAAGACACTCAGATCCCTTCAAATCCTTACCGCCACGGCAAGGGCGACCCAAGCCTCAACGGATACCGCCGCGGATGCCGCTGCGCAGGATGCAAGAAAGCCAAGCGCGATGACATGGCGGCATACCGCGCTCGCCGGAAGCTGCGCGAGCAGGGCGGGGAAGTGGCCCTGGACGAACTGCCAGAGCTTCCCCCGGCCATTGACCCATCAAGCATGTCACTGGATTGGCAGGCGGCCCCTGGGCAGATCGAGGAAGTGCTCACCGAAGAGCTGGGCAAGCTCGTTGGCGAGCCCCCGTTCAAGAAGACTCTGGTGGTGCTGGCCAAGTACAACGCGCGGGTGCTGGACCAGATCCCGCGCATCGAACGCCCAGACCTGATTTCCGGCATGGAGTCTCGCCTGTTCAACGTCTTCGACCGTCTGCGCAAGGTGACCGACGGCGCCGACGCTGCACCGCAGACGCCCGAGGCGTTCCTCGCTGGGCTGCTCAGCGATGACCCGGGCGGGGCGACCCAGACCGGGTCATAGAACCGTGGAGGTGCTGAATGCTGGATCTAGCGCCACGCAACCCGGCCCCGCTGTACGGAACCAAGAGGAATCCTCAACGAGCCACACGCGGCCGCCAGGTCGGCAAGATCATGACGGTGATGGGCAACAAGCCAATGCCCTGGCAACAGGACGCATTGGACGTCGCCTGCGAGATCGATCCGCGCACCGGCGACTACTACTACGACACCGTGATCATCGTTGTTCTACGCCGCGCTGGAAAGACCACAATCAGCCGAGGCAAGCTCGCGCATCGCGCCCTGCTGACCCAGGACGCACGAATGATCTACACCGCCCAGAACCGCATCAAGGCACTCAAGCGATTGAAGGACGATTACTACGTCCCGCTCAAGCGCTCGCCGTTGGAGATGTTCCTGACGAAGCCTCGCTGGCGTGGGGGAGAAGAAGCGCTCCGATTCATCAACGGGGCCGAGCTGGCCATTGATGCGGTTAAACGCGAGTCCGGCCACGGCGACGCCAACCACGAGGTGCACATCGATGAGGCGTACGTCCACCGGGACAGCACGCTGGAAGATGGCGTTCAGCCGACGATGATCACCATAGTGGGCTCGCAGATGTGGGTGCTCTCGGCTGCAGGTGATACTTCCTCGACTTATCTCCGCGACAAGGTCGAGATTGGCCGGGCGCTCATTGACGCCGGTGTTGAATCACGCACCTGCTACATCGAGTATTCGGCGCCTGTTGATGCTGACCCGGATGATCCGGAGACGCTGCTAAGCACGCACCCTGCTGTGGGCCATACGATCCCCGCAGACCGCGTGATGAGCCAGCGGGCGAACACCACTGACAAGACCGGCTGGGAACGCGCCTGGCTGGGCTGGTGGCCTGCTGCCAAGGGTCCGCCAAAGCTGATCCCGGACGGTGCGTGGAAGAAGAACTTCGTCCCCGCCGATACCGAGAACTGGACAGGCACTCCGTTCTGGGCCATCGACGTATCGCCTGAACGGGATTTCGCGTCGATCGCCATGGCCGGCCAGCCGATGAACCGGACAGCCAATGCATACGTCGAAGTCTTCGACCGGCTGGACGGTACCCAGAACGTCGTAGCCGAGCTGAAACGGCTCCGCGAGGTATTGGGCGGTAGTCATGTTGCCATCGACGGCAACGGCTCAGCAGTGTCCTTGAAGCAGGACTTGGAAGATGAAGGCTTTGAAGTCATCACCGTTACCGGCCCGAAGCGTGTGGCCGCCTGTGGCGACTTCTACGACAAGGCCCTGGTAGGAAGCCTCCGCTTCCCGGATGACTCGCTGCTGAATGACGCCATGGCCTGCACGGTCAAGCGCATCATCGCCGACAAGGCGTTCGTCTTCGCTCGCGGCCGCGAACTCAAGGACATATCGCCCATGTACGCCGTCGCCCTGGCCCGCTGGCTGTACATCGAGAAGAGAGAGGATGCCTACGATGTCGACGAAACGCTCGGATGACCTACGTCCTGTAGGGCTCACAAGCATCCTTGACCTGATTGGATCACTACTAGTCATCTCTGCTATCGCGCTCGCCGTGGCCGTGTACTCCGTTCCCGGGGCGCTGGCCGTGGCCGGTGTGCTGTTGCTTGTGCTTTCCTGGTTGATTGATCGGAGGACGCGCACATGAGTCTGTTCCGTCGATCGGGCGTTGAAGCGCGCTCCGGGGATGATGGCTGGTTCAGCATCTTCGGCAGTGGCAAGGGGCTGGACGGGTCGATGAAGTCGGCGCTTCGTCTGGTGCCGCTGTACGCGGCCACCAGCTTGATTGCCGACTCGATCGCGATCATGCCTTGTAGCGAGTACGAATCCACGGGCGGTTCCAAGGTCAAGGCGAAGCGTCAGTCGCCGCTCCTGCTCGACCCGCACCCCGCGGCCACGATGACCCGCATCGAATGGCTACACCAGTACACGACCAGCTTCCTGCTGCGCGGTAACGCGTACGGGCTGATCGTCGCCGTGGACAGCGCTGGCGTTCCATCCAAGATCGCCTGGTTGCATCCCGACCAGGTGACGGTGGACGAGAGCGGAAGCCAGCCCAAGTACCAGTACAAGGGCAAGGATCTGGATCCCAGCACCGTCGTGCACATCCCGTGGTATCCGGTTCCCGGCTCCGTGGTTGGCCTGTCACCGATTGGACAGTTCCGGCGAATGCTGGAAACGGGGAGCTCGGCCGAGCAGTACGGCGCGGACTGGTTCAAGAACGGGTCCACTCCTTCCGGGCATCTGAAGTACAACAAGGGATCACTGAAGGGATCTGAATCGGCCAAGGCCAAAGCACGTTTCAAAGCGGCCGTAGCCAATAATGATGTATTCGTCTCTGGTGAGGACTGGGAATGGGAAGCGCTCTCGGTGAAGCCGAATGAAGCCCAGTTCTTGGAGACGATCAAGGCCACGGCCAACCAGATCGCAGCGATCTACCGGGTAGACCCATCGGACATCGGCGGAGAAGCCGGCAACTCGCTGACGTACTCCACGCTGGAAATGAACCAGATCAAATTCCAGACCCGGGCCTTGCAGCCGATCTTCACCCGGCTGGAGCACCACATCACCCGGCTGCTCCCGGACTTCCACTACATGAAGTTCAACCCGGACGCCCTGGTGCGGACCGACATCAAGACCCGCACTGAAGTGAACAAGCTCAATCTGGAAATTGGCCTGCTCACCCAAGACGAAGGCCGCGAGCTGGAAGAACGCCCAATCCTGACCGACAAGCAAAAGCAGGAATGGTTGAAGAACTACGGCAAGCAACCCACCGCACCGAAGGAGGAAACCTCGTGAAAATCAAAGACATCGAACGGCGGTTCCACACAGCCAAGATCGAACTGCGAGCCTCCGCCAACGGCATCGGTGTGCTGTTCGGATACGCCGCAGTGTTCAACCGCTACAGCCAGAACCTCGGCGGCTTCGTCGAGCAAGTAGACCCCGCGGCCTTCAACAAGACCCTTGCCGACGGCGGCGACGTCCTGGCACGCTTCAACCACTCGGATGACGCACTGCTCGGAACCCTGCTGGCCGAAACCCTGCGCCTCGGCGTAGACGGCACCGGCCTCTGGTACGAAGTAGACCTCCCGGACACCTCCGTAGGCCGCGATGTCAAGGCGCTCGCCGAGCGTGGCGACCTCCGCTTCAGCTCCTTCGCTTTCCGCACCATGGAGGACGACTGGGGATATACCGACGAGGACTTCCCGCTGCGCACGCTGAAAGCGGTTCAGCTGGCAGACGTAGCCCCTGTGGTTACGCCTGCCTACCGGGACACCACAACCGGCTTGCGTTCCCTCGCGGAACGCAACGAGCTGGATCTGGAAGAGGTGCGCAAGGCGGCCGAGGGCAACACCTTGGCCAGCCTGCTGCACAACAAGGAAGCTTCCCGAGCCCACGGGCACGAGGAGAAGCCGGTGGACGGACAGGGCGCAACTCATCCGTCCATCGGCGAATTACGAGCCAAGCTCGACGCGCAGTCGCGTCGGGCCCAGCTCGCAGAGCACATGCTCTAAACCCGTGGGCAGGTAGCAAACCACCCGCATTCCGAAATCACCCAAGGCCTGGCACTGTGCTGGGCTTTCGTCATTTCTGAAAGGAATGATCCATCGTGGCCAAGACCATGGCACAGCTGCTCATGGAGCAGCGCAAGAACACCGAAGCGCAGATGCGCGCTTTGCTGGACAACGCCGAGAAGGAAGAGCGCAGCCTCACTGGCGAGGAAACCGAGCAGTTCGAGAGGATGAGCTCGGACATGGACTCCCTGCGCAAGCAGGCTGACTCCCTGGTGCAGGCCGAGGAGCGCACCCGCGCTGCCGGTGATGCACTGGAAAAGGCCGGCGTGACCGGCACTCCGGAGCAGCGCGGCGGCGCAACCGAAACCGAGGAGCAGCTGCGCTCCTTCCTGACAGGCAAGACCAACGAGTTCAATGCGTTGGGCACCAAGGAAGAGTGCCGCGCGCTGTCCACAGGCACCCTCGGTGCCGGTGGCGCAACCGTGCCGACCACGTTCTACGGCAAGCTCATGGAGCACGCCGTCGAGGTGGCCACCCTGCTGGCGGGCGGCGCCACGACCTGGAACACCAGCAGCGGCGAGAACATCGATGTTCCGGTAACCGTGTCGCATCCGCAGGGCGCGCAGGTCTCCGAAGGTGGCGTGATCCCGTCGTCAGATCCGGCGTTCGGCAAGCGTACTCTGGGCGGCTACAAGTACGGCGACCTGGTCGAGGTTCCAAAGGAGCTGCTGACCGATACCGGCGTGGATCTGGAAGGCTACTTGGCACGCATTGCGGGCTGGGCAGTCGGAAACGCCCTGGGCGAGAAGCTGATCACCGGCACCGGAACCAGCGAACCGGCCGGCATTGTCGGCAGCTCGACCATGGGAAAGACCGCTGCGACTCTGACGCCGACCTTCGACGACGTGATCGATCTGTTCTACTCGGTCATCGGCCCGTACCGGAACCGCCCGTCGGCATCCTGGGTCATGGAGGACACCACCGCCGGATACCTGCGCAAGCTGAAGGACGCAAACGACAACTACATCTGGCAGGCATCGGTCATCGCCGGCACCCCGGACACTATCGAGGGCAAGCCGGTGCGGACCGACCCGTTCATGCCGACCATGGGCGCCAATGACAAACCGCTGCTGTTCGGTGACCTGTCCTCCTACGTGGTTCGCCTGATCAACGGGATCCGCTTCGAATCTTCGGAGCACTACGCGTTCAACCGCGACGTCGTCACCTTCCGCGCCCTGGTGCGCGGTGACGGCCTGCTGATGGACCAGTCCGGTGCCGTGAAGCACCTGCTGCTGCCAGCAGCCTAACCAAGCCGGTATCACTGGCGGCCGTCACCCCCATAGGCGGCCGCCAGTGGCACCCTCCCAGTCTTTGAAAGGAACGATCATGGCACCTCTAGTGCGCATGCGTGCGCTGATCTCCGGATCGCGCAACGGCAAGAAATGGCCCAAGCCCGGACAGACTATCGACCTTCCCGCCGAGGAAGCCGCCCAGCTGATCGCGCAGGGCATCGCAGAAGACCCCGATGCAGCCGAGACCGCAACAGTCGCAGACGGCACCGAGCAGGCTGTAGCCCCTGCCGGCAACAAGTCGCTGGCGTCCATCCGTGAGGGAGTCAAGGAAGCCCTGGCTGCCAAGGCGAAGGAAGACGCTGCCAAGGCCGAAGCCGAGGCCAAGGCGAAGGAAGACGCTGCCAAGGCCGAAGCCGAGGCCAAGGCGAAGGAAGACGCTGCCAAGGCCGAGACTGAAGCAAAGGCTGCACCGGCCAAGGAAAAGCCGAAGGCACCGGCTGCTAAGTCCAAGGAGGCCTGATGTCAGCGGTTGATCTCGGCTCAACGTACACGACCGAATGGAAGACCCGTCCGGAGACTGCCACACTCACAGCCGAGGTCACCCGCCCCGACGGCACGACGGAAACCGCCACCGTTGACCAAGCCACCGGCACCGCCCAGATCCCGGCCACCATGGCCGGGCGCTGGCGCATCACCTGGTCCACCGACACCGGCCTGGTCTATACGGACATCTTCGACGTCTGGCCAACCGACCCGCGCTTCATCATCAGCATCGATGACGCGCTCGCCGGTCTGAACGCAGGTCGCGCCAGTGATCAGTACATCGATGATCTCCGCCTGTTTATCGCGGCGGCTACTCCGGTTATCGAGGACATCACTGGCCCGATCCTGCTTTCAACGGTAACCGTGACGGCCGCCGGCGGCGGCAGTTCGGTGCTGCTGGATTGGGCTGCCCGGACGGTGACGCAGGTCAGTGTTGACGGTGTGCCCGTGGCTGACTGGTATGTGGAGCATGGAATCCTCTATGCCGGCACTCGCCAGCAGCTGGGAACTTTCCCCGTGGGAACGCTCGTGGCCACAGTCCAGCTCGGCGCTGACAGCGTTCCGCCGAATGTCCGCCTCGCTGCGCGCGAGCTGGTGCGCCACTGGGTGCAGCTCGGCAAGCAGTACGCGGGCGGCTCCGGCGTCCGCAGCGATCCGACCGATGAAGTGTTCACCCCTTCCGGTTTCGCCGTTCCACGCCGCGTTGTGGAGCTGTGCGCCCCGCACGAGCAGATTGGCGGTTTCGCATGAGTTCGACCTTCACCGCGGGCATGGCGTTCAAGAAGGCCTTGTTCGAAGCGATCAAGGCGATCATGGCCGAAACCGAAGACACCGAGCATGTCCTGGTTGCGCCCGGTATGCCCGGGACTTTCCAGCCCGACGAGATCATCGCGGTGACGGCGCTGGAAGTGCAGCAGGACTTCGCGACCATGGGCAATCTCCGCACCCGCGAAGAGACCTTGACCGTCACCGTCGTCTTCTCCTGCCTCATCGGCGGCGATGAGACGCAGGAACTGCCAGCCCAGGAACGTGCCTTCGACCTGCTAGGCAGGATCGAACGGCACGTGCGAATGGTCGATACCACCCTGGGCGACGTGGTGCGCCAGTGCCTGCTCACCGGCGTGCAGACCGACGGGCAGACCCCGGAGGAATACTTGCAGGCCGGCCGCGGCGTAGACGTCACAGCAACCTTCACCGCCCATAACCGGGTCCGAGGATAGGAACGAGCATGGCTCAGAACATCAAGATCAAGAACATCTCCCCGCTGGGCGACCTCGACGTGCCATTGCTCGGGCAGATCGTCAAAGCAGGACAGACCATCAGCGTGCCCCAGGCCGCAGCGGACAAGCTCCTGGCGCAAGCACGTAACTTCGAACAGGTTGGAGGCAACCGATGACTACTCAGCTTGATTGCTCGCTCGGTTTCGGCAAGGAAACCGACTACGGTGTGCCGGCCACCCCGGACCAGTTCGTGGAGTTCGTCTCCGAGTCGCTGTCCTGGAACCCGGAAATGGTCCAGGGCGAGGGCCTGCGTGTAGGGTCGCGAGCCCCGCGCACCGCCCGCCGCGCGCTGGGCAAGGAAATGTCCGGCGGGGACATCGAGGTGGAAGCGACCACCAAGGGTCTCGGCGTGTTCCTGCATGCGATCTTCGGGGAATCGACCATCGCCGCGATCGACGCTGGCACGGGATACCAGCAGGTGCACACCTACACCAAGGGTGCGCTGCCGTCGTACACCATCCAGAAGGGCGTCCCGCTGATCGGCGGCGGCGCGATCCAGCCACACACATTCCACGGCGCTGTCGTGGAGTCCGCGGAGTTCAGCGCCGCACAGGGCGAAATCGTGAAGCTGTCCACCACCTGGAACGCCCGCGAGACCGTCACCGACACCCCGTACGTGCCGACCGTATACCCGGCAGACATGGAGCTGTTCACCTTCGTGCACGGCGCCATCACCATCGGCGGCTCGGTCACCGCACCGACCAGCACTGCGCTGGCAACCGGCGGCACCGTGGCCGGCAACATCACCGAGTTCACCCTCTCGCTGGCCAACGGCATCGACGAAGGAGGCTTCACCTTCGGCTCTGCCGGCAAGCGTGGCCGCCGCCCCGAGGTCGGACTGATCGAAGCCACCGGCTCCATGGTCGCCGAGTACGACAACAACATGCTGCGCGACGCCTTCCTGAACCAAGAGGCCCTGCAGATCGTCCTCACCTTCGAAGCAGGAGCCGAGATCTCGGCCGGGGTGCGCCCTACCTTGCAGATCTTCCTGTCCTCGGTGAAGCTCGACGGCCAGCTGCCAGCATCCAACGGCGGCGAACCAATCACCCAGTCCATCGACTTCACGTCCCTGGACGGGCTGCTCGCGGGTATCGAACCGGTCTACGCCGTCTACCGGTCCACCGACACCGCGTACTGATGAGCGGCAACGAACCGCAGATCCAATTCGACACGAAGAATCTGCGGGCAACCCTCCTGCGGGTCAAGGAAGAGCAGGGGCCGCGCATGCTGCGCAACCTCCGCCGCAACCTCCGATCCGTAGGAGACGGCATCATCGCCGGGCAACGCCAAGAACTCTCAGGCCCGTTGCCCGGCGTAGCCGTCCGCACCGGCAAGAAGATCGTCCGCGTCAAGCCACGCAACGGCCGCAAAGCCTACCTGCGCACCATCAACGTGTACGACGCACGCGAAGCCCGACGCTCACGCAGCACCAACCTGCGCGCAAGCATCAAGCAGAACCTCAAGACCCGCGTCGTCGCCGGCAAGACCCGCTCGGGAATCCGCATCGAAGCGGCCAAGACCCCGAGCAAAACCAGCGGCAAGAAGTACGACATGGCCAAGGTCTGGAACAAGAAGACCTTCCGCCACCCGGCCTTCGGCAACCGCCGCGGTGACTGGGTCACCCAGTTCGGCCAGCCCTACTGGTGGAAACCCATCGCCAAAGGCAGCAAGCAAGCCGCAGCCCAGGCAGAAAAAGCAATCAACGACGCACTGAACGGAAAAGGATAATCATGAAGCTGATCATCGGCGACAAGAAATACCCGCTCAAGGAAGGCATCGCCAAAGCCAGCCTCGGCGACCTCTACGTGCTCAAGATCAAATCAGGCATGGGCATCAAGACGATCATGCAGACCTTCAACGGGCTCAAGGGCGCTGAAACCCATATCGACTTCCTAGAAGACGAGAACGGAATCCAGGCACTGCGCGCCATGATCTTCCTCTGCCGCCGAGCCGCCGGCGAACACCTCGACTTCGAAGAAGCAACCGACATGCCCCTCAGCTCCATCGGATTCGAATCCGAAGAAGAAGACACCACTGCAGCCGACCCAAAAGAAACCCCGAAGGATTCCGCTCCGGACGCCGAAACTCCCGAACCGGAGCCAACGACCACATAGAAGACATCGAGCAAAGCGTCTTCCGCTGGCTCCCCACCATCTCCCACGTCTGGCCCGGAATCACCCCGCTCAACGTCTGGGACATGAAATACGACATGTGGATCCTCTACGTCCGCCACGCAGACAAATGGACCGAACAACAAAAGAAAGCCCGCGAACGCAAGCGCTCGCCGAGGGCGGGACGCCGCCGCTAGGCAGGAAGGTTGGCCATGGCTGTTCAGAAGCTGATGTTCGACATCATTGGCAACGCGAAAAATGTTGATAAGGCGTTCGATGATGTAGTGAAGTCGGCCGAGACCATGGGCGGCCGGTTGAAGGCGGCGGGCAAGGACGCGTTCGCCGGCATGATGGATCCCCGCGTGGGCGCTGGCGCTGGCGCACTGGCCGGCGCGGCCCTGACCAAGGGCTTCATGACGGCCCTGGACGCGGATCAGATCAATCGCGAGATCTCCGCTGGCCTCGGCTTGGACCTTGGGCAGGCTGCCGCCGCGGCGTCGGCCACTGGGGACCTGTACACCAGCGCCTTCGGCGACTCCATGCAAGAGGTCGGTTCCGCCGTGGAAACGGTCATGTCCACCTTCCCTGGCATGAAGTCCGCCGGCGAGGACGCAATCGAGTCGATGACCGGCAAGGCCATGGCTCTGGGCAAGGCACTGGAAGCCGACGTGGGCGAAGCCGCAAGCGCCGCCGGCATCATGGTCTCCACCGGGCTGGCCAAGGACGGCGCCGAGGCCATGGATCTGTTGGCCGCGGCGTCGCAGAACGTGCCGAAGGCGATGCGTGGAGAGCTGATCCCCACGCTCAGCGAGTACGCGAAGGACTTCCAAGCACTGGGCATCCAAGGCCCGAACGCCATGGGGCTGATCGCTGATGCCGCCCAGGGTGGCACGATCCAGATGGACAAGACCGGTGACGCGCTCAAGGAGTTCATGATCCGCGCATCCGATCTGGACGACACGGGTGCGCAGGAAGCACTGGCTGGTCTTGGCCTGTCCGGAACGGACATGGCCAACAGCCTGCTGGCAGGCGGAGAGCAAGCCTCTGGCGCGTTCCAGAAGATCGTGTCCGAGCTGCAGGGCATCAAGGATCCGGGCAAGCAGGCTGCCGCGGCGGTGGCCCTGTTCGGCACCCCGTTGGAGGACATCGGCAAGGATAAGATCCCGGGCTTCCTCGACGCGCTTACCTCGGCTGATGGTGGGCTGGGCGAGACAGCCGGCAAGGCCGACGAGCTGGCCACCGCGCTGACGGACGGCCCACAGGCCGCGCTGACCACTTTAGGTCGCGAGGCGGAGTCCGCGCTGGGCGGCATGGTGGCCGGCGCGCTGCCTGTGCTCCAGCCGCTGCTGGAAGGGCTCGCGCAGTTTGCCCCGATCCTTGGCCCGCTGGTGCTGGCCATCGGTGCGTTCGCGATCGCCCAGGGCATCGCGAACGCTGTGATGTGGGCAAGCCCGGTGACGTGGATCGTGGCTGGAATTGTTCTGCTGATCGCCGCGCTCGCGCTGCTGATCGCTAACTGGGACTCTGTCGTAGCCTGGATCACCGAGGTCTGGGGCGGCTTCATGGGCTGGCTTGGCGAAGCCACCGCCGGTTTCATCGAAGGTTGGAACGCCATGTGGGCCGGCGTTGGAGAATTCCTCTCCGGGCTGTGGCAGGGATTCGTAGACGGCGCCCAGAATATGGGTCAGAATCTGGTCGATTTTTTCACTGGCCTGCCTGACCTGATTCTCGGTGTCCTCTCCGGAGCCGGAAACTGGCTGGTCGAGACCGGCAAGAACATCATCCAAGGCCTGCTCGACGGCATCGGCTCGCTGGCAGGATCCATCGGAAACTTCTTCCTCGACCTTCTGCCAGGCTGGATCGTCGGCCCGTTCAAGGCAGCGCTCGGCATCCATTCCCCGTCCCGTGTCTTCGCTGGCTTCGGCGAGAACATCGGCGAAGGCGTGCTGGTCGGTGTCGAGGACATGGCGCCAGCGATCGACGCATCCATGGCGCACCTGGTCGAAGTACCGGACGCGCCGGGGCCTGTCGGCTTCGCTGCTGCTACGGCTCCAATGGCTCCGACCCAGCGGGTTGTGGAACGTTCCACGACTTACGCGCCAACGTACCAGGTGTCGGGACCTGACCCCGAGGCGATTGCTCAGCGAATCCGTGCGAAGGACCGGCACGACGCGAAAATGAAGGGATGGGATCCGGGTGAGCCTTAGCGTGAACTTGGCCGGGATGGAGCTGAACAACCCATCATCCAGGTACGGTTACCTTGAAATTGATGACATCGACGGCTGGATCAACGCGCCTGCTACAAAACAGACTCAGAACGCCCGGGTCAACGCTGACGGAGACTTCCCAGCACCGGTGTACTACGAGTCACGGTTCATCACACTGTCCGGGGCGCTGGCGGCCAAGAGTGCCCCGGAGCGGTGGACTGGTAGCAACATGTTGGCCTCTTTACTCAACGGCGGAGAGAAGAAGCTGGTCATCGAAATCGATGGTCTGGCCCAGTGGGCAATGGTTCAGCATAACGGGCAACCGGAGATTGACGTGGTGGCTAACCGGCTGATCAATTACCAGTTGACCCTGAAAGCCACAGACCCTTACAAATACGGTGGGCACAACGATTTCTCGGTGGCGCTGGGTTCTGCGGTCAATCTCTTCCATCGAGGAACGGCGGATGCTTGGCCGATCGTTACCGTGTCAGGCTCGGCACCTGCGGGCTATGCGGTATCCCTAAACGGGCGACTGGTCCGGATTACGGAACCGCTTGTGTCCGGTAGTGCTCACACTCTGAATATGAGAACCGGAGTTCTCAAAGTCGCAGGCACGCGGGTCTACGGACGAATTGAAGTTGCCGATTATTGGTCGGTTCCGCCCGGTGAACCCATGGCAGCAAATACGGCGCCCGTTACTACCGGATCCGGAACAGTTCAGTTCGATTTCTACGACACCTACATTTAGGAGGATGCTTTGCCTTACCGCGTGCAAGTGGTCGATGGCCGGGTGGAGACTCCAGGCGTCGCGCCAACGTGGAAGTCGCGCATGGAACTGCCGTTCGAATCCGGATCTTGGTCCAGGAAGCGCAATGGCAGAGCTGGTGGGCAGCTGACGATCAACACCTTGGACGAGCGCTTCCAAGGCGTTCAACGTCTTCCGATCTGGCCTTGGCAGTCTTGGGTGGTAATCGAGTGGCAACACCCGTCGAGCGCGACATGGCACGTCGTTTACGCGGGAGTCATCACCGAGGATTCCTACGACTGGGCTTCGAAGAAAATCACCATCTCGCACCAGGATGTCTGGTCGATCTTTGATCAGCGGATTGTGACCACTGACCGGACTAATGATATCGCTGGTTCGAAAGTTATCTGGTCTGGTTTGTCCAAGGCGACGATGATCAAGCGGATCATCCAGAACTCAATTTCGAGTTTCGGATCGCCATTGATGTATGACATGCCTTTTCTCTTGCCTGCTGATGAGGCAGGTACTGAAGAACTCACTGTTTACGGCTATAACTTTGAAAAAGCATCTGACCTGATCAATGACTACATCGAAGACGACGGAGGCCCGGATATTGATTTCCGGCCTTACTGGACTAGCTACGGATCTCTGGCGTGGGCTTTGGAAGTCAACGCCAACAAGGCTCTCGTGTGGGATTACGACTTGGACGCGGATCAAGCATCGGTTGAGAACTTGACCTACAAGCTCAGTGGATCAGCATTGTGTATCAAGGTCTACGGAGCGGGCGAGGGCTCCGAGCGACGCACCCTGGTCCGCCAATCGGATCACAACGAATCGAACTACCTGGCCATGGAGGACTCGGAAAAATTCTCGGGCGTCAAGGATCTGGCTAAGTTGCAGTCGATTACGACGGGCAACCGGCTGGGGCGTGCAGCAGCGATTCGCCAGATTGATATGACTGTCCGGGCCGACGGTTCTCCAGCACTGAACGAACTCGCGCTCGGCGGGTCGGTTCGTTGGAAAGCTGATAACGATGTGTGGCTCCCCAGCGGGTGGCACTCCTGGGAAGTTATCGCGTTCTCAGGCAGCCTCACTGACGAAACGATCAAGATCACCACGCAAGACTTGTTGGGGCCGGAGGCTGACGCATGAGTATCCAGCGCAACCTGAACGATGGGAACGTCAAGGATATCCTGCGGCGTCTGTATCGCCTGGAACGCCAGTCGATGCTTTCGCATTCGTCCATCGGACGCGAAGGCCTTGAAGTCTACGATGGCGGCTGGATTCGCATTCTCAACGGCGGGTTGCAGGTCATTGGTACGGCCACGATTTCCGGCGTGCTCGACGTTACAGGCACTTTCAATGCTTCCGGTGTGAACAACTTGTCGGGTGAAAATCATCTGACTGGGCCGACAGACGTTGCCGGTAACTTTGAGATTATTGCTGGTGGCCTGTTCAAGGCTGGAACTGTTGAGATACGTCCGGATGGTTCCGCAGACTTCGGCACGCTCAATATCGAGTCCGACGGTACGTTGAACGTCCATAACGACGTGAACGTATTGACTGGCGGAATCATCAACGTTGGAACGAACATGCAGCTCACGCCTTCGGATGATGGCGGGGCAATGGTGTTCCAAGACGGGTCCAAAGTGTCATCGGTTGCTGGAACTGTGCAGGTAAAGTCATCGTCACCTGGCGTTGGCCTGACAGCTGGCCTGAACACGGCATCGATTGGCGCTGGACCTACCGGTGCTACCATGTCCGTCGATGATGCGGGAGACTGGGTGATCCAAGGAACACGAGTCACTATCCAATCAATTGGCGACACGGCTGACCTCAACGGCAGCCTGGACATTTCGAACAAGTTGACCGCTGCAGGGTCTGTGAAATTCACGGGCTTGCAGGTGCAGCTCACGGGCATTCCAACTACAGCGAATCAGCCGAATGTGCATATTTCTGGGACTGGTTACTTGTACCGATCTACGTGGACACCTGCTTAGGAGGCTGCCTTGGATGATGAACAGATCATCGAGCATAACAAGTCGCTGATCCAGCAACGGATGTTGAACCATTTCCAGCAGGAACTAGCGAAAACGCAATTCAAGCTCGCGGAAGCCATAGCCAAGAACCAGATATTGGTCGAGCGCAACCGCGAACTAGAAAAAATCATAAGCAATCAAGATGGAGCCGCCCCAACGGGTGGCTTTTCTAGTTAAAGGAGAGCCCTATGGCGCTGGTGGAAGGATCCATCCTAGACCTCACTGCCGGGAGTATGGATCCACTGGAAGTCGAAGTGGTATTCACACTCAATGCTCCCAATACGTACCCAGCGGGATCATCGGTGGGTCGAATCATCCCTACCGAACCAGCGGTTGTAAAGCCCGACGCAAGTGGCAACTTCTCCGTCAACCTCGCCGTAACCACAGCGATGATCAACGAGGCCTGGTACAACATCCAGGTCCGCTGGTTAGGGGCTGATGCGGGCGCCGCACTGATCGACTTCCCCGATTGGCAGCTCATCGTACCAACGGAGGGCGGCAACCTCGGAGAGCTCGTGGTCAACGCAGGTGGCGGAGGTATACACAATGGACGAGTCGTCTGGGTATCTCAGGCTGCCCCACAGTACCCCCGCAAATTCATGCTCTGGCTACAGCAAGAGCCGGGACCATCACCAGACCCTTACGACCCGGCAAACACCGGCAATCTATACGAGTGGAGGTAACCACACATGGCATGGGAACTTATAGCTAACCTCCGCGGGCCGGCAGGAACTACCGCGTACTGGCACGGCCCAGCGGGGCTCGATGGGACGATCCCAATTGTGAATCTGCCTGTTGGCGCTTACCCGGTAATCAGCACAACCGTCGCAACTACACTCGGGCTACCACGTGCACGCCCAGGAACTGTAATTGTTCACCCGGTAGGTTCATCCGGGGCACGAGATCACGAATTCATTAGTATCGAAGCTGAAACTGCTAAGACACGGAAATTTGTTCAGCATAGAATTAATGGCGTGCTATCAAATTGGTCTGAGCTTTCGAACCACATCTCGTGGGACCCTACGCCTCTTTTAGGCACGGATGATCTTCTAGCTTTGGAGAACGTTTCCCGACCGGTCACGAACGTCGTGATCGCCAGGGAGCTTGGCCTCCCCCGAGAGCGTCCGGGAATCCTCACCAGTAAGGCGCTCGGGACAGCTCGTATTCAGTACTTCGAATCAATCGAAGACGGAGACCAGCCGTCGTTGCGGTACAAGCGCCAGCGCACACTTGCTGGTGTCGTGCAGCCTTGGGCTTCTGATGCTGGCGGTTCCTTGGGTGGTGGTTCTGATGCGGGCCCTGTACGCCGTGACGTTCTTCAGCAGAAGCTCACAGCGCGTAAGGGCGGGATCATTGGAACCAGCGGAAAGGGCGCAATCGCGCTTCGGTTCGATGATGCCCCGGCGGAATTCGTTGCGAACGTTCTGCCACTACTCCGAGAACGAAACCTGCCATTCACCCGAGTATCAACTACCCAGTCGATCAGCGGTACCCCAATTGACCCCTCGGTATTCCCGGAAATGCAGACCTACTGTCTGGACTCCGGTGGAGAACTCTGGGCCCATGGCACAGACCATCTCGACGCATCCGGCGAAGCTGCAATAACGGTCGAAATTGTAGACGCCCTCGCCGACCTACGAACGAAATGCCCGCGTCTGCCCATTGATTGCTTCGCGCCCCCGGGTGGGTCTGGCATGAGCTATGACGGCCACATGCCGTCAACCACCGTTGAGGCTTGGTCGGATACCTTCGCTGGACGCCTCATCATGGGAAACTACGCGCTCGCCGGTGGGTACTTCAGCGATACGTACTATCGGCCTCTGGACGGCGTGCTCCGGGATGGGCAGATCCATTACAGCACGGACACCTATGACCTGGTGCGGGCTAAGGAACTGGTGGATCGCGCCCGGGATTGGAAGGTCGGCGTGGTCATGATGTGGCACTCAAACAATTTGGGCGGCACCGGCAACATGACTTTAGCGGATTTCGAGGGGCTACTGGATTACATCGTTTCGGAGCGTGATGCTGGGAACGTCGTCCCGCTGACGGTATCTGGTTTAGCCGTGGCGGACGTGGGAAGCCAGATTCGTGATAATGCCCTGGTCGGTTCGGCGGGGTCGCCATTCTCTGAGACGGTGACGTATCCGCAGTTCCGGCAGAACCTCCCTGGGTCAACCCGTGAGCTTACGGCCACGGTCACAGGGACTGCCGGAGCTACCGTTACTTCAGTGATCGGCGAAGTGTCGAAGACACACACGATACCCGCTGGTGGAACATTGATGCTACGGCACGTCGCTACGATCCCAACAGATGCAGTAACCTTTACCGTCAGCATTGACGCGAACACTACGAACGCGAAACTGCTAGCTGTGTGACTTGAGACAAGGCGCGGTAGGCTTCTTCGAGTGAAGAAGCTTACCGCCCTAACGAATTACCAGGACGATGACGGCAACGTCATTCAATCGCCGACCAAGTTCGAAAAGAATATCGCTGTCACGATCCGTGGCAAGAATAATCGTATTTTTGTCGACCCGAACGCTCGTATTGCAAAGCTCCTGGTTGTCTTCGACTGTGACAATGGAACTTTGATTATCGGGCCAAACTCCGTACGCGGCTTCCAGATGAATATTCGAATTGGCCAAGACGCGACGGTGAGAATCGGAGCCGATCTAACCACAACGTCCATGCCTAACGTGAGCGCGGTCGAAGGGGTCACCGTTTCCTTTGGTGACGACGTTATGATCGCAAGCCAAAATCAATTCCGAGCTGATGACGGACATCCAATTTTTGATGTTCGCACCGGAAAGCGTGTTAACCATGCCAAGAACATCACTGTAGGCAATCACGTCTGGATTGGGGCGCAAGCAACTTTACTGGCCGGCGCCGAGGTTGGAGACGGTAGCGTAGTTGGCTTCGGAAGTATCGTCACAAAGAAATTCCCGAACAACTGTATCGTGGTCGGTTCTCCTGCAAAGGTTGTGCGCAAGAACATAGCATGGGAGCGCCCACATCTTTCGTTCGTCGCCCCACCGTACAAGCCCGACGTTTCAGCTGTAGAGAAATCCGAGGATTACTGGAACGCCACAGACGAACCGGACTTACATCCCGTAATTGTTCCAGAACCCAGCTTGATCGATCGGTTCATGTTCAAGTTCGGATATCAGAAGATCCGGTAATTCTGGAGGTGCTGATAGTCTACGACGCGGCTGCGAATGGTGACCAGTTGGATTCTCGGCGGACGGATCTGCTGTCCGATAAATAAGAAATAGGGAGGGGCTTTCTGCCCCTCCCTATTATTTGGCTGATATTGCTGCTTTGAAGCGATCAGTGATGTCGTTGAGCATCGATTCCTGCGTTTCTTCATCGAGTTCCAATACGTTGGTTCGTGTCTCGATGAAGTCGGCGATTGACTCAAGTGCGGCGCGAGCGTCCATAATTTTGCCCCCCATGGCTGAAACTATTGAACTCCCAGCTAATCATAAGGTTCAGACAGTTTGCGCACCAACAATCCAAACGTTGCACGAAAGTTATAAAGCGAGGTAACAATGCCCAAGCGATCACGCCAACAGCGCGGAGGAGGACCATGCCAGTAATCCCTGAGTTCCTCGGCGGCCCCAATGGTTGGCTTGGCTACACGGCCGCCACAATCTTGCTGATCGCCTTTTTCTGGAAGCCGGTGAAGGTCATCTGGTCGCGACTCAAGGAGTTCGCGGCTTTCCTCGACCAATGGAATGGCAAACCCGAGAAGAAAGACCGCTCTGGCCAGATAGTGCAGCATGCCGAGCCTGGTGTGTCAGCCCGCATTCTTACTCTGGAAGAGAAGACTGAGCGAATCCACCACGAGGTGACACCGAACCATGGCGGGTCAATCAAAGACGCAGTAAAGCGCATCGAGGACCGTAGCAATGAGACCGCATACAAGCTAGCGGAGACCACGGCGAAGCTAGACGAGCACATTGTCATCGCCAAGGAATCCGACAAGGCCCAAGAAAAGCTAGTCGAAGACGTTGGAAAACTGAAATCGAAGTACGCACCCGAATCGTAAGCCACCCACCGGGTGGCTTTTCTTATGCCCAGGCACGAACGGTGTCTGGGTTTTTCTATGCCCGAAAGGAACACACCATGTCTGATCTGAATCCGATGGACGCCATCGACCAGGAAGAGTACGACGACCCGAACCCGGAGGAAGTCACCGATCCGGGCCACCCGGATTACGTCGAGCCCGCGTCGGGCATCAAGCCGCTAGGAGGTAAGTAAGCATGGCGATCTATCGAGGTTACACCGGCGCTAAGACTTGCACCAAGGGCCCGACTACCGGCGCGAAGGGCGCCATGGCTTGGTTCCTGGCCAAGTACAAGGAGCAGGGCGGCCGGAACTCCGGCATCTACAACTGCCGGCCCGTGCGTGGATCCACCCGCACCACCTCACTACACGGCGAAGGTCGAGCTTTCGACCTCGGCCTGAAGTGGTACGACAAGATCGAGGTGTTCCAGGAGCTCGCCGAGCAGCTGCGCCTGAACTCCAAGGAACTCGGCATCCAGTGCATCATCTTCAACCGCAAGATCTTCTCCGGCGGCTACAAGTACACCGGCTGGTACAAGTACACCGGCGTGAATCCCCACACCGACCACCTACACGTCGAGTTCTCCTGGACGGCAGCCAACCGCAGCATCGAGGACACCGTGGCCCTCTGGGAGAAGGAACTAGGCGGCAAGGTCACCGGCGGGACCCTGCCCGTGGCATCGCGTCCGAAGGTAAAGGATCAGTCGCCAACCAACACCCCGAACGGTTCCACGAAATTCCCAGACAACTATGTCGACCTGCGCGTGCAGGGCAACTTCCTGTCCTGGGAAATCGGCGCCCTACAGATCCTGCTGAAGAACGTCATCGGCGGGCTCAACCAGCGCTGGGACGGCAAGTTCGAGAAGCTGACCATCACCGACACGATGACGCTGATGCAGCGCAACGGCTACTACCTCAAGACCCCGTTCACTGCCCGCGGCGTCAAGAAGGGCACCCCGCTCAAGAAGGACGGCGACGACGGTTACTGGTTCTGGGTCGAGTTCCAGCGCATGCTGGCCGACGACCTGGGGCACCGCGGCAAGGTCTACTACGACACCCGCAAGTGGCGCATCGACGGCAAGCCATTGAAGGAAACCGGCAAAGCCATCCAGCGCTGGCTCAACGACAACAACTAAGGAGACACCATGGTTAAGCATGCAGCAGTCACCACACAGTCACAGCACCCATGGCGAGCTACAGTCCGCACGATCCTCGCGGTCATCGTGGCACTTGCGGCCATGGCTCCGTCGATCTACACCGCGGCCACGATGGGAAGCCCAGAAGCAGCCACCGGCGCAGCGGCGCTGGCACTGACCATCGCCGCGGCGATCACCCGAATCATGGCACTGCCCGGTGTGGAATCGTTCTTCCAGCGCTTCCTACCGTGGCTGGCAGCGGGGAGCACGGCCGACAAACCACCTGCAGGTAGTGTCGACGTAACCGGCTCGGCCACCCTGGACGAATGACCGAATCTGCCCCACCCTTTCGAGGGTGGGGCAGTATTCGGCTTTAACACTAAACTGACTATGATCTATCTATGGACAAAATGCCGCAGCAGGCTCCTGGTGAAGAAATCTCAATTCTCGCCAGCGAGGTAGTTCTCCAAGCAATCCCGTTCTTTGGTGGTGCCATCGCTGCAATATTTGGTAAGGCGGCCAGAGAACAATACGATTCGAGGCTGACAAAGTGGTTTGAAGATTTGGGCGAGGCGGTATCCAAACTTCAGATTAAGCTCGAAAACCTAGCCCAAGACCCTGAGTTAGTTGAAACCGTGGTGGCAGCGACAGCTGCTGCGGGCAAGACCATGCATGAAGAGAAACTATTTGCACTGCGTAACGCGGTACTGAACTCGGTCGACCCGATCTTGCGTCCAGACGAAGATCTCCGTCTCCGATTTATTGGCATTATTGAACAGATGGTGCCAGATCATCTTAGGCTTATGAAGTATTTCTCTTCACCCCGCCGATGGTACGAAGAGCGCCAACTGTCGATTCCGTCGATAACTACTACCAGGTCCTTAGCAATTAACGGATTGGGTTGGGAGAACGATGACGCGGCCAGGCCCAAGAGGTTGATGGAAGATTTGGTCACTTGGCGATTGACTGGTCTCGTATCGGAAACTATGGGAACTGATGGTCAAATTGATCGGGATTTCGTTACCGAGGATGGGAAAGCGTTCATGCGATATATCGATGAACCGGCATCCTTCGAAAACTAA